CCTCGGCGGCGCCCACTTCGAAGCGGGCGCCCTTGGGCTGGTCGCCGTGATGCCCGCTGATGTTGGCCAGAGCGGTTACCTTCATGGGTGCAAACCTCCGCAGCAGTTGCCGGCCGGCGCCTTGACCAGCTGCAGCTGCGCATCGAGCAGGGCCTGCAGGTGGTAACGCAGCCGGGCACGGGTCGCGCCCGTGCTGGCGTTGATGTGCTCGATGGTCGAGCGGATCGCGCATTCCAGCTCATAGCTGTCGTCGGTGCTCTCCAGGGTAGCGGCGACAGGCGCGGCGACAGCTGGTGTACTGTTCATGCCATTGTCCTCACGGGTTAGCGACGCTGCTGCACAGCAGACGTACAATTGAGTTGACGTTGTCGGGCAATACGGCTTCGATGCGGTACGTGCCGCGGCTCGAAACCAGCCGCCGGCCCGCTACCAGTTCGGCAGTTGGACGGCAGCGGATCTCCGCGTCGACTGTCGCGGTGAGCTGCTGCGCGACAACGGCCATACGCCCGGTGGGCGTGGTTATCTCTGCCCAAACCTTGCGCAGCTCCACCCACCCGGGGCGTGAGCCGCCCATGCCATCGGGGACGGGTTGCTCGGCCTGGAGGGCGCAGCGGTGTCGGAGAGCTCCGGCTCGCATATCAGAACCTCGGCGGTAGGGTTATTTCAGCCAACAGGGCATCCATGAAGCTCGAGGGAAGCTCAGCGACGATGGTGCCAACGATGAGCGTTTCCCGATTCTCATAGGCCGTCGCCGCATGCATCAGCATCCAGCTTTTCACGCACGGGTAGGCATCCAGATCGACCCCGGCGCTGTAGCGGATCACCAAGCGCCCCGGAGGCCGCCCGGCAGGAAATAGGAGGAAGCTTTCGCGGGCGCTGTGCTGTAGCACATGCGGCACCTGCAGGGCGGTCAATGAGCCGTCGCTTTCGCGCACGCTCACCGACTGCACTTCCTTGACCTGCCCCACGTCGAGGGCGTGGCCGGAGCCGTAGGCCGGCGGCCACTCCTCTTCATAGGTGGCTTCACGAATCGCCGCACCGGTCCGCGCCTCGCATTGGGCCGTTACGCCGGGGATGATGATCAGCTCGATCAGCTCCGGCTGGAGGTCTTCGACTTCGACCCGGCATTGCCGGGCCACTTCTTCGAGCGTCAGAACCGGCGGACCGGTGTAGGCGATTCGCTTGGCCATGGCTTAGGGCTTCTTGTCTTCGTCGACGGTGTCGTTATCGCCGGTTTTGTTCTCGGCGGTGTTGTCACCAGTGTTTGTAGCTCCGGCCGCGCCGCCCTTGGGTGCGGCAGGCTGCGTGGCCGTGGCGCCCTTACCCTTGGCGTAGGCTTCCGCCACGCCCGCTTCGATCAGTTGATCGGCCTTTTCCTTGGCGAACCCGGCCACTTCGTTCGGGCCGTAGCCCTGCCAGGGTTTCTTGAACTTGATGATGGTCGGCTTGCTCATGTTGGAGTCTCGCTTGGTTCAAGGGACGCCCCGCCGGCTGGCGGGGCAGTCAGTTACATGCCGGCACCCCAGGTGACGCCGGTACCGATGGCGATCGACTCGATATGGCGCGGGCCGAAGTCGTGCTTGCTGATCACGCGGATCAGTGTCTGGTCGCGCTGGAAGGCGCTAACCACGTTGCCTTCGCCGTCCTTGTAGGAGGCCTCGGTGCTGATGGCGATGGCCAGCTGCTCGACCTCGCCGATGTAGCAGTCGGCGAAGTTGACGAAGTAGATTTCGGACTCGTTGCCGCCCGCGCCCAGGTTGGTCGGGATCTGGGTAGTGAGTGCCCACTTGTAGCCCTTGAGCAGGCCGGCATCGATCTCCGGATAGGCCTTGTTGCCATTGCCATCTCGCAGGCTCTGCAGCCAGCGAATGGTGCGCGGGTGCATCAGCCAGCCACAGGCGGCCAGGTCGACGTTGGCCACCTCCAGGCGCAGCATCAGGCCGCCGAGGAAGGTATCGACGTCAGTCAGGGTGACGCCGGCCGGCGCAGCGATGATGTGCCCAGCCGGCGCCCAGTTGCGCAGGCCCTTGGGTAGCGGGTCGACGCCCGAGCCACGGATGAAGTGCAGGTCCTCGGAAAGGCCCATGCTGGTGGCCAGGTCACTGCTGACCAGCGCATCGACGCGCGGGTTGACGCCGGAGAAGGCCAACAGGTCGTTGGAGATCGGCACGATGGCAGCCGCCTTCTTGGCCGACAGCTTGAGGTCGGCGAAGGTCATCTCGGTCAGCGGGATATCCTGCTCGGTACCGATGTAGCTGACCGAGGTATTGCCGTTGATACGCCGCAGGGTCATGTTGCCGTTGTTCAGCGGCAGGCTGACCGCCCCCATGCGACGAACCACCGACTTCGGACGCAGCGACTCGATGACGCCGGAGCTGAAATTCTCCGGCACCAGCACACCGCCGGCTCCAGCGGTCACGGTGGACAGCGCCATGTGCACGTCGGCGCCGAAACCGTTCACCTTGGCCAGCTCGGCGGCCTGCTGCTGATTGCCCTGCGCTTGAACGAGCAGGCGCACCATCTGCGCCATTGCCACATCGGGCTTGGTCGGCTGGTTGTACGGGCCTTCTACACGGCTGCCCGGCGGGCTGTTAATGCCCTGAGCGCTTTCGTTCACCGGTACGGCGGCGGAAGCGGCAGCACGCTCCGCGCTTTCGGCACGGCTGATCTTGTCGGACAGGGTGTTGATCTGTGCTTCGAGCTCGCCGAACTTGGCCAGCTGCTCGGCATTGAGGCTGGTACCGTCAGCCTCGAGTTTGGCCAACGCTTGCAGCTCGGTGTTGAGCTGGGCGCGTTCGCTTCGCAGTTGAAGTACTTTGGACATCGGGTGTCTCCTGGGCATGAAAAAGCCCGCACTGGGCGGGCTCGGGTTAGCTGCCGCGAACGCGGTCAGAATCGGGTTTGCAAGGCGGCTGCGGCGGCGCGCATGCCAATCCGCGTCGGGCTGCGCTCGGCTCGCGCCTGGGCGATGGCCTGGGATATCTCATCCACGGCCTGCTGCGGGCTTTGCAGCCGATCGGCTAGCCCCGCCGCGATGCCAGCCTTGCCACGGTAGAGGCCTGCCTGGGTGTCGATGACTTCCTGCACGGACAGCCCCCGGTACTCAGCCACGGCGTTGACGAACAGCTGATAGCTCTCCTGCACCAGGTCGTTCAGCACCTTCAGCGACTGGTCGCTGATCGGCTCATGCGGCGTCAGGTCGTTCTTGTGCGAGCCGGCGTAGACGGTGGTCACCTTCACGCCGAGCTTTTCGTTCATCTGGCTGCGGTCGTAGTGGCTGGCGATGACGCCAATTGAGCCGACCCCACTGGTCTGGCTGACGACGATCTCGCTGCAGGCCGCCGCGATGATGTAGCCGCCGCTGTAGCCGCTGAAGTTGATCACCCCAGTGATCGGCTTCTGCTGTGCCATGGCACGAATGTCCGCAGCCAGCTCGAAGGCACCGGTAGCGGCGCCGCCCGGGCTGTCGATGTCCAGCACGATGTGCTCGACCATCGGATCAGCGACCGCGGCGCGAAGCTGCTGGCGAAGCCCTTCGTAGCTGGTCATGGTTTCGCAGGGCTGCAGGTGCGCTCCGCGGCTGACCAGCACACCGTGCACGTCGATGACCTGAATGCCGGTGCGCTCGATGGTCTGCCGCCGGCTTTCCTCGGCCACCGCCAGGCGGTCGCTGTGGCCTTCGTCCTCGATCATCCGGGCGCCGTCACTGGCACCGATGTTGACGATGTTCAGGCTCATCGCCTGGTTGGCCCAGCGCACGCCCAGTTCGAGCATGTCCGGGGTAATCAGCAGCGGCTGGTTGAAGAGCAGGCTGGCTGCTCTGAGATAGGCTTTCATTGCGCCAGGATCCTCTCGATTTCAGCGTGCTGCAGTTCGAGCTGCGCGCGGACGTTGGGGTTGTTCAGGTCGGGCATGCCCTTGCCGGCATCGACCATGTTCAGCGGCTGCAGGTACACATCGCCGCCGGCAACCGGGGGCATGTTCTCCAGTCGCCGAATGTCATTGACGCTCAGCCAACCCCATTGACGGCCAATGGCGTACGACTCGTAGCGGCTCTTCTGGTCGCCGCGCAGCAGGCCGGACAGGTTGAACTCGATGAAGTGGTCGCGCCGATCCTTGGGCAGCAGGAAGTCACGCATCATCGATTGCTCGTGACGCTTGACCCACGGCAGCAAGGCGAAAACCACGAACTGGATCAGCAGCTGTTCCAGCGTGTTGTAGTTCGACTTCTCCAGATCGTTGACCATCGGCAGCGGGATCTTGTAGATCCGCGCTACGTCGGTGCCGCTGAGCTTGAGGATGTTGACGATGTCGGCATCGACGTGGCTCATGCTGATCGGCTTGAAGGCCATGCCTTCCTGCAGCAGCGCGACCTTCTTGGCGTTGTCCATGCCGCCGTACTTGTCACCCCACTGATCCAGAATGCGATCGATGCTCGCCTGATCCTTGATCGGCGGCGCCTCGCGGGGCCGCTCGATGACGCCGGAAACCGCCGCACCATTGGCGAAGCTCTTGCCAGTGTACTGGCGTACCGCCTGCGC